TCTATAATAGAACCTACCTGATAATAAAATAACTGTTGAACTAACTGAAGCTGTAATATCTTTTAAAAAGCTCTTTATAAAAGAAATAGAGGCTATTACAGAAGATGTTACTAAAGGTATAATTTTATCTATACTTTTAGTAAGACTAACTGAAGATGATGAATAAGCTAATAAAGTAATTAACCTATTAGTAGCTGTAAGTATAGTAGCAGTTACTACTTGTATATCAGTAATAAATTTACTAATAAGTTTAGATAAAGTAGTTGTAACTGTACTTATAACAGTTTTTGTAGTACTTATAGCTTTAGTAATAGCTGAGGTTGAAGTAGATACTACAGATAGTAATCTACCATAAGCAAACGCTGCTACTATTGTTACTACGTTAGCTAAACTAGTTAATAATGTTTTATTAAACTGTTTAGTAATACTTGCATTTAAATAAGTATCTTGAGTGGAAGCACTATTAATAGGATTTGCATTTAAGAAAAAACTATTAATAGCCCCACTAACATAACTATAAACTTGATTGACGTAAATGTACGCAACGAGAATTACATTTCGTTGTACTGGCCCACCATTTACGACCTCTTCGTTAACTGCCCTTTGATTAAGAGCCATATCATATTAACTAAATTGAGTTTTAAAAGTGAACTGAATGCTGTCACCTGATGTTAAACCAATACCTGTAAAGTCACCTTTAACAAATAAGTTACCAGATGTATTAGCATCAAACAAACCTGCATTAGTAATAGTTACAGTACCTGAAGCAGTTAATGTACCAATAACTTGATATGTGTCATTAGTTGTAGATGTTGTTTGTTGTGTTGCTGTACCAGTTGTACGTGAACCTGTTTCTGAAAACAAAGTAGTATCAGTAGCAGCAGTAGTACCAGCACCTGTACCCCAAGCAACATACTTAGGTTGTGTAGCAGCACCACCAGCAAGGTAATTTGTTACAATTGCCTTACCAGTATTGACTAATAATGTAGCCATTTTTTAATTCTCCATAATAATCGTTTAAGTGGATTCTTGTGCCAATATTGAATTGTTCCAAGTTCTTCAATAGAACCATCTGCCCGAACAATACGAGCAGATATTTCCATTTGTTTTACTTTAGCTTCAGAAGTGATCATGATAAGTTCTTTAGTTTATAAATAGTACTTAAATATAAAGCAAGGATTGAATCAATGATATTTTGAATAGCTGATCTAGAAGAAGCAGAGTGACGTAATTTCTCAATCATGTTTACTTGCTTAACTAAAAAGTCATCAATAGGCTCTGTTGGTGTAGTAGCAAACAAAGGGATGTCTGCCATAATGCCTTCATCCCCTTGATAAGCTTCTGCAAGATCATCGGCTAGTTCAATAACTTCTTCATAAAAATTACCAAGAGCTTTATGCGCTGCATAACTTTTAGTTTTTAAATGTTCCTTGTGGGTAACATTACGTGCATGGAACAATAATCCTATGATCTCTTCCATATTAACTCCATTGCTTAATACATTCAATTAGTAAACTGAATGATAATGAGCCTGATGAATAACCGTCTGTATCATATAAAACTTTGCCATTTACACCTGCACCAGCATTGTTTTGTAAGAAACCTACTTGTTCTCCCATTACAAATCCCCTACCTACAAATCTCCAGATAGGTACATCTGCTGTAGCATCCCAATAAAGGTTAACAGCTAAGCCATCTTCTACGTCATAAGTTACTTTTTTAATTGCTACTTTAGTAGGTTTTTGTGAGTTTAGACCTGTAGAATTAACTGAAGCAAGAAGTGCTGGGTCAATTAAGGTTGCTAAACTTACGTTACTTGTATCTAAAAGTCCTACTAACTTAACAACTAAATTACGTTCACTATCAACTAACGTTTGAATCTGAACTGAATTAGCCATGTTATTCTCCTATTATCTTGTAATTTCAGTAGATGCTAGGATGTAATCAACAGTTAATGTATCTGTAGCTGTAGGAGTAACTTGCATTACTGGGCCTAAAGCAACACTAGTTAAAGTTGTACCTGAAGTACCAATTGTTGGTGCTGCTACTCTAGCTACAAGTAGATTATTATTATAAACATAAAGATCTACACCATCAAAATAAAAACCTAGTTCAAGGTATGTATCAGCTACTGCTGTTGCAACACCTGTTACTAATGTAGTTGCTGTTGAGCCTACTGTAGAAACTAAGTTAACTGATGTTGATGAAGCAGCTTTAGCAAACCATAAACCGTTTGTTGTAGCAGAACCATTTCTTAAACCTACATAGAATGCTTTTGCACCTGATACTGCTGAAGCTTTAATTCTTGTTGAGAACCATACAGCATTACCTGCAACAAAAGCAACATTAGATGCTGTTTTGTAAGCAGCTGATGCTGTTGTTGTACCACCTGGTGTTAGAACTGCAATACCACCATTACCATCTGTTAAAGCAAATGTTGAAGAAGTACCTGTTACAGTATACTCTGCAACTGTTTCTGTAAAATCATTTGCATACTGAGCAACACCTGTTAAACGTGAACCACTTGAAGTAAATGGACTTGGTAATGGATAATCACCCATTAAATACTGTGCATCATTTGTAGATACACCATTTGAAAATCTTGTTGGATTTGACATATAAATCTCCTTTGACGTTGTATGTTATAACAACGCTTATCTCTAAGCGTCATCAGAGAACAATAAATTATTTACCCTTTTTGACAGGTGGGCGTTTACCTTTTTTTTCTTGAATTGGGTATGACATATAAACTCCTTAGATAAAGATTGGAGGAGCATTTTAAGCCCCTCCCGCCTTTAATTAAGTCCTAATTAAGGACCGTTAACACCATAGATTGCTCTAGGATCTGTCCAACCAAAGCTATATCTTTCGTAACCCTTAGCCTTAGCATTCATTGTATCAAAATCATTGTCTTGATCAAATTGAATACCAACGCGGCTATAGTACTTAAGACCGTTTTGGATGTTAGTTCTAACAAACCATGCATTTGGTGATGTTAAGTAGTGGTTCATTACGATACCTTCTGGTAAAGCATTTGTCGCTACTAAAACGTTCACTGCATTGTTTGCTGTTGATGGTGTATATGCTGACTTAAGAATACGATGAGCATTCCAGAAGTTTTGACGAGCAACGATTAAGCTTCTTGGCATAACATTGATCAAAAGACCACGGTCATTTTGGAAACCCATGATTGCTGTTAAAGCATCTTCTAAAGAAGCTTCTGACAAATCAGCAGCAACTGTAGGAGCGTTAGCAAATGTACCACCAGATGTGTTAGGGTGTGCTGTAGAACATAATTCAACACCGTCACCACCTTTGTATGTAGAATTAAATGCACGGTTGTAGATGTTAGCACCAACGTTTTCTTTCGTTTGACGGAAAGACATTGCTAATGCAGCAGATCTACGACGTGATACTTGTTCATACAAGTTGTCATCTAATTCTTCTTTTGTTACGATATAACCCAAAGCGTAAGCAATGTGTGTATAACGTGTTGTGAAACCTTGAATTTCTGAATCGTATGCAACGCCAGAACCTTCGGATTTAACTGGAGCTAAACCGAAACCTGTAAGTTGAACATCTTCTTCATAGTTCATTGAGGATGTGTCACTGTCAAACAATTGAGAATATTCTTCTTTATGTTCGTCATAGACTTGACCCCACCATGCTTTGATCCCTGGCCATAGAGCCTTTGGATGTGAAGCGGTTGTTATAATACCAGCCATGTTATATTCTCCTTATTAAGCCGTGCCAACTGGGTTGAGGAATTGATGCTTGTTCCATTTTACCAAAGCTTGAGCATAGGCACCAGGTTCATTATTAACTGCTTGAACTAGGCCAATGATTTGTAATGGTAAAGCTAATGAGCCAGAAGACGCAATAGCTAAGAATGAAGAAGCATTCAATACTGTGTTTGATAGCGGAGCTGATTGAGCAAGAGTTGTTTGGTTAGCTGTAATAGTTAAACCAGCATTCTTGAATACGTCAGCAGCAGCTACACCTGTAGCATCACCTGTTACTTGGAAAATAACTGCTGGATCATCCACTACGTAAACGTAGCGAGTGCCAGAATTAAGAGGCAAGTAGATTGTATTAAGAGCCAATGTAGTACCTACAAGAGATACACCTGGATCTGATACGCGGATACCTACGATAACACCAACTGGTGTATCAGTAGTAAGCGCTTTTGTTGCGTAAGGGACACCATTTGCATCGCTAGAACCTGCAACTTTAACAACGTCGCCAATAGCGTAAGTGTTAGTACCGTCGTTAGCGATAGCATAAAGGCGACCCTGTTCGTTGTACGCAGCACCAGTAATTGTTCCTACTGGGCTAAGTCCACGAGGGGTATTTGCGTTAGCCATTTTTATTTCCTTTTAGAAATTAAGTTTATGTTTTGTAGTTAATACCACCCTTAGGAGTATAAAAACCATCAGAACTTGTACCGTCCTTAACGTTTACACCACCACGGATTGCATCGTCTACGCGATCATTTCGTTTTTGTAACTCTCTTTGATCTTCTTCCCACCATTCTTGTTTCATTTTTAACAAGTAGCCGTAAAGACCATCACCTTTCTCACTTGTACCGACGAGGTATCTTACCTTTTCTCCTAAATCTGTATTACCAGATGTAACACTATCCTTTACTCCGCCAACTTCGTCAGGAGTTACAAACTCCCATCCTCCATCTATTGCGGTTTGGATACGACCAGGTTCATCATTAAAGATGTGTAGTACATATCCAGGGATTTGATGATTAACAGTTAACTTAGCTTGAGTGCCATTAAAAACATTTCTAACACGTTCACGTGTAGGGCGTTCTGTAGTAGTTCTAGTAAGTGCCTGTTCTTTTTTCTCTTCAATTGTTAATGCTTTTGCCATAATTGTTCTCCTTAATTCCAGTCGTAACTATCTACGTATTCTTGTTTAGATTTAATCCATCCATTTTTAATGAATCGATCACATGCTTGTTTTGCGTCATCAGGTAAGTTATCATAAGACTTTTTACCAGATGATGCACCTCCTCTAACACTACCAGTAGAATCTACTGCGCTGCCTTTGGCTTTATTGCCTAAAGCTTTGTGAGGAAAATACTCCACAATCTTTTCGTCAAGCTTATCTAAAAAAGCACGACCAGTAAGGTGAGGGAATTGCTTACGTACGGATGCTCCTAGTCCATTAGCCATATCAGTCATTTCAGTATCTTGACCAAACCACTGATTTCTGCCTAACCAACTTTGTAAATCTGGATCATCAGGTACACTTGCTTGAGCTTCAGTTTTAGGTGTTGGTTCTGGCTTTTTAGCCGCTTCCGCTTTAGCCTCTTTCTGAGCTTCTTTTAATGAATCGATTTGGTCGTCAATATCAACTACCGTATCGCCATCCCCTGCTGCAATTGCTTCCCGTTTTTTAGTCTTTAACTGAGCTATTTGAACTTCATACTCAGCTGACTTACGTTCAAAAGATTCTTTTTGGAACTTCTTAAACTCTTCAACGGATTCTTTAATGCTGTCAATTTCTTTGGCTTTTTCATCCAATTTTTTCATTAAGAGTTCATTGTTCTTACGAAGAATAGGATTAATTTCTTTACCACGTTTTACAAATACTTCTGCATCTACCCAATCAGACTCTGATCCTCTAAACTCTTCTTTAGGAACCCAACCAAATAAACGGGCTTCTTTTTCAGTTTGTGGATCTATCTGTTGAACTTCTTGCTGCGTACTTGCTTCTTGTTGCTCTACTTGTTTTTCTTCTGACATTTATTTTCCTTTAATCGACTATTGCTACAACATCTAAATCGTTTATGATTCGGTATTCTTTTTCGTCAGCTCCATCATAGATTAAGCCTGAGTACTTACCAAAGATTACATGGTCACCTTCTTTTGCCCAAGGGCTTGGTTGGTCTAACCATGCACTATCGCCAACTTCAACAATAGTACCTTTTAGCTGTGCTAGTCTTTCCCTATCTCTGTTTTCACCGACTGACAAAATAATACCGCTTTGTGTTACTTCTTCCACTGGATCTGGGAGTATTAAAACTCTGTGACCCTTTGGGTGAATTCCACTAGTATTTTGCATCTTCTCTTGCTCCTTCTACTAAATCCTCATAAGTTACACTAAGGATATTTAATATTGCATTACATCTACCTCTTATTTCATTCTCATCAGAACTCAAACCTCTGATAAGTTGCTCTTTCATGTATTCCCTATCGTTATGTAGGGCTTTCTTCAGAGCCTTGGTTACTGGGTTGTCCACCCATTCCAAGAATTCCTGTTGCGTTATTGTCATACTCTACTGCTCCCTCGGTTGCTTTCATCATTAACTCAATAGACTTCATGATACCTTCTTGATGAGCTTTAGCAGCACCTAACTTAGTTTGTAGCATAGCGATGTCATGACCTGCTTTAACACCTCCAGCTTCTTCTAGAGCTTTGGCTGCGTCAGCTTCCATCTTAAGAATCTTAGCCTTGTTTAGTTCAGCCTCTTGTTGTAACTTCATGACACCAAGTTTAAACTTAGTTTCAAGTGAAAGTTTACGTTCTTGGGCTTTAATTTGCTCAACTTGAACCTTAACATCTGGACCGCTTTGGATAGCGTTAGGACCTTGAGGATCAGGTAAAACATCTTCAATGTTAGGTATCTTGAGTGCTTCAAGATATCTACGCATAACTTTATATGTATTAAATCCTGGTACTGTAAGAGCTGTTTGTTTTAATGTCTCAGCTTGCATAATACG